GAAGTAGAAATAGATAGTTATAATAAAACATATGATGATTCTTTTGAGGTTGACTAATAGTATTTAATACTATATAATAAAATTTTTAATGGGGATTAATATGGATAAAACATGGCTAGACAGGGGTGCTTGTCCTAAGTGTGGTTCAAGTGATGGTAACGTCAATCATGCAGAAGGATATAGTTTTTGTTTTTCCTGTAACACTAGATTTGGAGAGCATATGGAACATGAGAAAGTAATACCTATACCTACTGAAAGTAATATAAAAACTGTAGGTGTAACAGGTGCATTAACTGAACGTAGTATTAGTAAGGAAACTGCACAAAAATATCATACACAAGTTAAGGTGAATGGTAACATGAATACACATCACATCTATAAATACTTTGATAGTGGTGGAAACAATATTGGTAATAAGATTAGAGATGTAGCTACAAAGAATATGTGGGTAGAAGGTAATGTAACTAATGCAGTATTGTTTGGACAAGATTTATTTACAGGTGGTGGTAAGTATATTACTATTACTGAAGGTGAAGTAGACGCTATGTCTGCTTATGAATTACTAGGTAGCAAGTGGGCATGTGTTTCTATTAAGACAGGTGCAGGGTCTGCTGTACGTGATTGTAGAAAAGCATTTGAATACTTAGATAGCTTTCAAAATATAGTTATATCATTTGATATGGACAAGCAAGGTAAGGAAGCTAGTGAGAAAGTAGCACAGCTATTTAGTCCTAACAAATGTAAGATAATGAACATGGAATTTAAAGATGCTAATGAGTATCTGAAGATGGGTAAACGTGAGAAGTTTTCACAAGCATGGTGGAACGCAGAACCTTTTACTCCTGCAGGAATTACAAACCTTAGAGACTTAGGTGATTCATTATACACAGAGGAGTATTGTGAGACAGTACCATATCCTTGGAGTAAGATGAATGAAAAGACTTATGGTATGAGAACAGGTGAGTTAATTACATTTACATCTGGTGCAGGTATGGGTAAGTCTTCTATTATGAGAGAACTTATGCATCACTTACTCAAGAATACAAAACATAACATAGGTATCCTTGCATTAGAAGAGAGTATTAAAAATACTGCATTTAATATTATGTCAGTAGAAGCTAATGCTAGATTGTATATCAAAGAGATTAGAGATAAGTTTAGTAGAGAACAGTTACAAGATTATCAAAAGAATACAGTTGGTTCTGGTAGGTTCTTTGCCTTTGACCATTTTGGTTCTATTGATAATGACGAGATATTATCACGAGTAAGATACATGGCACAAGCATTAGAGTGTAAGTGGATATTTGTTGACCACTTATCTATACTTGTATCAGGTCAGGAAGATGGAGACGAAAGAAAGTCTATTGATGTATTGATGACTAAGCTACGTTCACTTGTAGAACAAACAGGTATTGGTATGTTATTAGTATCACATCTACGTAGACCATCAGGTGATGCAGGGCATGAGAATGGTAAGGAGATTACTCTATCACATCTTAGAGGTTCAGCTTCTATTGCTCACTTGAGTGATGGTGTTATTGGATTAGAAAGAAACCAACAAGATGATGACGAAGTTAAATCTAATACTACAACGATTCGTATTCTAAAGAATAGATATACAGGTGAGACAGGTGTGGCTACACATCTACATTATAATAAAGAGACAGGTCGTATGAAAGAGATTGACAATCCCTACGAAGTAGATTATAATGCAGAGAATAATGAGGAGGTACCTTTCTAATGAAGTGTTGGCATTGTGATACAGAAATAATATGGGGAGGAGACCATGATACTGAAGATGAAGAAGGTTATAGTATGGTGACAAATTTAACTTGTCCTAACTGTGGTGCTTTTCATTTAGTATATTTACCTAAAGAAGAAAAAGAAAATGATAAACAAAGGGAGATAGATTTTGAAAGTAGTTCTTGATATAGAGACAGACCAGATAAATGCTACAGTAGTAAACTGTATTGTTGCTAAAGATATTGAGACAAATGTATCTACAGTATTTGACCCAAGTAATATGCATGTGTTTAAGAATTGGTCTAAAGATATTGACCAATACATTATGCACAATGGTTTATCTTTTGATGCACCTGTATTAAATAGACTACTAGGTACATCTATTAAACCCTCTCAAGTATTAGATACATTAATACTATCACAGTTATTTAATCCATTGCGTGATGGGGGTCATGGACTACGTGCTTGGGGTGATAGATTTAATTTTCCTAAAGGTGATATAGAATCCTTTGGAAGATATACAGAAGAACTAAAAAGATATTGTATGCAAGATGTAGACATAACACATAAGTTATATGAACATTTAAAGAAAGAAGGCAAAGGTTTTTCTAGGTCTTCTATTGATTTAGAACATCAAGTCAGAGTTATTATTGACCAACAAGAAAAGAATGGATTTGCATTAGATGTTCGTAAAGCTATGTCTTTATACAATACATTAAAAGATGAAGCTAGTGCTTTAGAAACATGGGGCAAGACACACTTTGACCCTACAAGAAAAGACTTAAAAACAAAAACAAAATACATACCTTTTAATATAGGTTCACGACAACAGATAGCTGATAGATTACAAGAGCTAGGTTGGAAACCTAAAAGTCATACTGATAAAGGTAATGTAATTGTTAATGAAGAAGTTTTGAATAGCATAGACTTAGAAGAAGCAAAGAAGTTTGCTAGGTATTTGTTATTACAAAAAAGAATTGCACAGATTAAATCTTGGATTGAATCGTGTAATGATAAGGATGGTAGAGTACATGGTAGAGTTATGACATTACGTACTGTAACAGGTCGTATGGCACATAACAGTCCTAACATGGCTCAGATTCCTGCTGTTCGTTCTCCATATGGTAAAGAGTGTAGGGAATGTTGGACTGTTGACAATCCCTATACTCACTCCATTGTTGGTACTGATGCTAGTGGTTTAGAACTTAGATGTTTAGCACATCTTATGGATGATAAAAACTTTACTGAAGAAGTATTAAATGGAGATATACATACAGCTAATATGAAGATGGCAGGTCTAACAAATAGAGACCAAGCCAAAACATTTATATATGCTTTCATGTATGGTGCAGGTGCATCTAAGATAGGTAAGATAGTAGGTGCAGGTGCTAAAGAAGGACAGATATTAATAGATAGGTTTCTTTCTAATATGCCTACCCTTAAAAGAGTTAGGGATAGTGTAACTGAAACAGCTAAAAGAGGTAAGATAAAAGGTATTGATGGTAGACTATTATATGTTCGTTCTCCACATAGTGCATTGAATACATTACTGCAAGGTGCAGGTGCTGTTGTATGTAAGTTGTGGTTAATAAATATGAATAAAAGAATAGTACAAACAGGTGTTGATGCTAAGTTAGTTGCATCTATACATGATGAATACCAATATGAAGTTGCAAAGAAAGATGTAAAAAAATTTGGCAGTATTACCAAAGATGCTATGAAAGATACAGAGCATCAGTTAAAGATGAAGTGTCCATTAGATAGTGAATGGAAGGAAGGTGAGACATGGGCAGAGACGCATTAGTACAACAAGAATTATTTTATAAAACTAAACTTTCTATTGTAAGTGATGAACAACAACAATGTATTAGGTGTAAAGAAACAAAACCACTTAATTTATTTAGAAAAGGAAGTGGAGGTGATAAGTATAGAGTTTGTAAATCTTGTGTTAACCTTTGGGTAGACCAATTAAACAAATTAAAAAAAATAACTCCTAAACCTGCTAAAGATCATAAATGTCCTATATGTTTAAGTGATGTTAAAAAACATGATGGTTCTAATAATACATGGTGTTTAGACCATAATCATGATACAGGAAAGGCTAGGGGTTGGTTATGTAATAAATGTAATTCAGCTTTAGGTTTTTTGAATGATAGTATTCCTTACTTAAAAAGAGCATTACAATATTTGGAGAAATATGATGACAACAGTTAAAGAGTTTAAGGGAAGACATGACCACAAAGATTATATTAAACGTGGTATTAAAACAGAGAATTTATTTATAAACGAAGCAATTAAATTAGGTTATGAAGTTAAGGTTGCTTCTGATTCTCAGAATATGTCTGACCATATTGATTTAATTTTAATGAAAGGAGATGAAACATTTACAGTAGATGTAAAAGCAAGAAGAACAGGAACAGATAAGTCAAAAGGTTTTGATGACTTATGGACTGTAGTGGAGTTCAAGAATACTATGGGTAATCAAGGTTGGCTATATGGCAAATGTGATTACTTTGTTTTTGAACAGGAAGATGAATATGTTTTTGCTAACTCTGAAGAGTTGAGAGAGTTGTGTCATGAAGTTGTAGACTTAAATAATAAGGTTAAGTATTTTCGTGAAGCAAACTATAAAGTTTGGGGTAGGAGTTACCAAAACAAAAAAGATTTAATGTCTAGAATAGAAATGTCAAAAATATTACAATTAAAAAGTACATTTAATTGGAAAAAAAGTCTTGACTTTTCTACTAGAGTATGTGATAATTCTATTTTAACAACAATAAAGGATAATAATATGAGTGTAATAAAAGGTAATGCCCATTGGGCAAGTATAACAAGTCCAAATACAACATTTGATTCAGATGGTGTGTGGACTGTAGATGTAGGTAATCTTGATGAGAAGAATAAGAAGATTGCACAAGCTGATGGAATCTCTATTAAGAATAAAGGAGATGACAGAGGTGATTTTGTTACTATCAAAAGAAAAGTAAGAAGAAAAGATGGTAACTTAAATAAAGCTCCTGAAGTTGTAGATGCTCAAAAGAGAGCAATGATTGGTACATTAATTGGTAATGGTTCTGAAGTTAATGTGTTATACTCTACATATGAGTGGGAGTTTGGTGGTAAGTCTGGTGTATCTGCTGACTTGAGAGCAATACAAGTAACCAACTTAGTACCATACAATGTAGATGCTGATGCAGATGATGCGTTTGGTGTAGTAGAAGATGGTTTTGTATCTAAAGAAGCTGACGAAGAAGTTTCTTTTGCTAGTTAATCTCTAACCTAGAAAGGGTAGTGCCTTGTATTTATTGCAGGGCACTATATTAGATATGAAAACAATAGACACATTAGTAGAAGATATATATAATTTGTTTGACCCTATGGTTACGAATACTATAGATGATAAAGAATTAGATAAACATCTAAAAGAATTTACAAAGAACGTAACTAATAATATTAAAACTGTTTTAAATGAACAACCTAGAAAGCAAAGAAGATTATCTTTATCAGCTATAGGTAAACCTACTAGACAGTTATGGTATGATAAACACTCTAGTTCAGAAGCAAGACCTATATCTTCTGCTACTAGAATTAAATTTTTATATGGTCATATACTTGAGGACTTACTTATACTATTGTCTAGAGCATCTGGTCATACTGTTACTGAAGAACA